ATTTGGTAGCACCTGCTTTAACACTCGGGTAAACCCGGATAGGAAAATTAAAACAACTATCTTGGAACGTTTAACTATTGTACTTGTAGTTACCAACTGAAATATTTACGTTGTAAAGCTGACACGCTGAAAACAGAATCGTCTCCGGCAGACATAATCTGTATCGCTGTCTTGATGTTTTTGGGTGACGAACCACGCATGGATGAACAGTAGTAATAAGTATAAAAAGAAAACAAAGAAGGGTGGACAAAAGAAAAAGATGTGCCGTACGAGCCGAGAAACCAGTCAAGAAGATTAGCTATGTGCTCTCGCCCTGAGAGCATCTGAGCTAACCTTGGATGTGCTTGTTTGAGCCAGGTTTTCAAAGACACGTATATGCCGGGTTTTAATTTATTAAACAATTCTATCTGAGACTTGATTCGTGAAAAATAGCCGTACGACGTTGAATTTTTGTATGTTGTATATTGCTGCGAAAATGTGAAGCCGTTGTGCGCTTGAGGAGGAATTAAAGGTGCCCACTTGACATACGGAAATAGTAAAGGCACTTCTTCAAATTTTGTTCTCTTGAGAGCCTCGCGCGTGAGTCTCCGGTATCTCCCCACGACAAAAGGAGCATCAGCCGCCGTGAGCAAATTTTGAAAATTTGATATTCCGACGACCTCCGGCGAGTAATACCCTTCTCCCACTTTCAACCTTTGAGCAAGTTTTCTGCCGTACTGTTCGACGCGCTCGGTGTTCCCAACAGGTTGTGCTCCAATTCTGATCTTTCTCAGAACTGATGAGACTGGTGGTCTTATTTGAGTCTTCCCATCCCACAGCCAGGTTGTTAATCCGATGCCGCCGAGGTCGACGGGCACTTTGCCAGCTGCATAATTGAGAAACCACTTCGCGTGGACATTTGACCACATCGCTTCGACGTATGCTTTAGCGTACTCCGGATCAGAACCGCATCTTACTCTCATTGTTAACAGCTCTTTCACTTGTTTCAAATCCGCAAAATCCTCGTGTGACATCGAGACCCATGGTTTTCGAGCGTATATTTGTTTTCTCGCAATGTACCCACTTTTTCGCCATTCTGTTGCCTGTTTGTCCTCTGTTTCTGATTTGAAATACGCTTTGCGCAACATTTCAGCTGCTTCCTTCTTGACATGTGTTTTTGTCGGACTGAACCTTACTCCGCGTTTGTCGTAAGCATGAAGAAGCAACATTATTCCCCAAAACTCGCGAGTGTGCATGGCCGTGTCATCCCCAGCTCTGTCTGACGATGTGTCATGCGCGACTTGTGGCGCTACTCGTTCAACGTCGGAAACCACAAGCTTACTTATAAAATCTCCGATTATATTGGCGATGACATTAGTCGCTCTGAGCCCAGATGTCAGAGTGTCAACTTGTTGTCGTCTGATATGAGCTGTCTTCCCTTCCCCACTCCACTCGGCAGTGAGATATGAACGGTCGAATGACGCGAGTAAATTCGCAGATAATTTTTCGAAATATTCAGAGTGCTCGAGAGGCACAGTTTTGCGAGCTACTTTGACGAATATTTCGATGACCATTTTTATCAAGCGTCGCGGCATCTGTGTGTCGAACCCTTTCCAGTCGGCACTCGCTGTGAATGAACCATCGCATTCGGCAGTAAATTGATCATCAAACTCGACTGACTCGATGGGGTTTACTGATGGTATGACTCCCGGTATGCTTTTGTCGACTTCTCCAGCTAACCGAACAATCCATGATAGAGCTTCGTTTACATCATCAGGGCTTTGCATAACCGTCCTGTCTTTGTCCCTCTCTCTTTTCCTTATTCGTTGATTCATCTGATACCAAATCTTTGCCGCTTCAATCTTCCGTTGTTCAGTGGTTTTCAAGTATGGGATGGCATTCTTCATGGCTTTCTTTTTGTGTATTTTTGGATCATGAGGTAAGGTGTAAAATAAATACCCAGCAGTTGAAGCGCCAGATGTGTCGACTCCACCGTTATCAATGAACTCTTCGAATGTTATGAAGTCGCGGGGAGCTGTCTTCGCCACTATGTCGTCGATGTAAGCCTGTTCCTCAGTCGGCGTTGTCAATATCTCAGTCGACGCAATAGTGTGTTCAGCAACCGCATCCATTACATCTTTAAGCGTTTCGTTTACATTTCGATAAGGGCGGTATGTCTCGGCTTCACATATCCATTTTATCTTTGGGTATGTTACTGCTGATTGCTTGAATACGTTTGACACTGCTTTGAATTTCAACATTGTGAATGTGTGATCATTGTGAATAAATGTGGATACTAGCCATGCAAACAATGGGTCAGCGTTCGAGTCGACAAACGGTTCGGCCAGACAAAAAGCTTGCGCGTAATCCCAAGTCTTTGGTATAACATTTAATATCCAGGCCAGGACTCCTAACCGTCTGAGCGCAGTTGCCGCTTTTATTAAATCTTCAAATCGTGTGAGTCTGTTGATCAGCGATGTCGGCGTTACTGCAAATGACGATTCAACGTTTTCCTTTGTAATATTGCAGCAACTGAATGTTATCGGCGCCGGTGGGTGTTCGCTGTCAGACCGCTTAACGCTTGGGTTTCTGAGTGGAGCGTGTTTCGATGTTACTTCTGATATCACTAAGTCTATAATTTTACTGTTTTTTACTTGTTCAACGGTAGAACCGATCCATTCGGAAAAATCATACTTTAAAGGCCAGTCCGCTGGTCGATATTTTGGGATACTAACTCTGTTTGTGAGATTGTAATTCAAATAATTTGTGATTGGATCTAATGATGGGACAAAAGTCATTTAAGGAGTGGGTGCCACCGGATTTGACGGCATGGTACCGGATGGTGCCGTCTTCTTCTGTTCCGAGCCTCCAACCGATGGGACTTGAAGGGCGGATTTAGTCACCGTCTGAGCCGTGTCAGCCGTCGTAGAATCCGGAGCGCTCAATGCTTTCTGAGAAACGGTAACTGAAATGTCCGCTCTTATAGCTGCTTCGAACTCTGAATCCGACGACGTCTGAGTTGTAACGGTCTCAACTGATGAAGGTAAACATGGGGCAACAGAGATTGTGGGTATGATCATCTGCTGTCTTTGAGTGAATAATTTTGTGATATTGGCCATAAGGCCCAGCGTGGCATACAGCCTGAACCCCCCAGGTGTGGTCCATTTTGAATGGGATCTGTGAGCATACGTACCGGTTGGTCCGCCGGCAGGCGCAAAGTTGTCGGGTGTCCAAGTAACGCCCATTAACGCTTCCGTTTTTGCTGCCGTCGGCGTTTGACTATCCATGAAATAGCCCGGAGTCCGGGTCAACGCATTGACACCTGTTGAATAATCAACGAAGTTAAGATTGTTGGCCGGGACTTGATATGCGCCATATATCATCATTGCGTTCCAATCATTCGTTTCGTCGTCATCACAGAGGTCAACCCCATCGATTCCAATGGCTGGAAAATGTCTGTCAGGGGGTGTTGGGATTGACCAAATGGCCGGATTCGCAGCCGCCAATAGTTTTTGTGGGTGTTTTGCTTTCATGCTACCGGACATACGCGGCCACTGATTGCCAGACACGTCGTTGACCCGTGGCCATGTCCCGTGTGCCGCGAACGGTTTAGCGAGTATGAGCCAAAAAGCGATGGGTGCTAACACAGCAGGAGCTGATTGTGTCAGAGGGACATCATTAAAACGAGCGGGCGCCAACATTCTGTTGAGTATGTCAATCGATAAATAATCGAATAATGACACTCCTGTCGAATCGAGAGGAACAGTCATACCGATAGCAGCTCCGAATGATCTGTACCATAGCACCGAACCCACGGATCGTATGCTATCAGCCGTTAATCCTGAGCTCTGCACTCTTCGCAGACCTGTCACGAGTGATCGAATTTGCGTCATCATCTTCGTTACCTCGTGTAAAGCGACCGGATCTGTTAAAGCTGCTACGGGTGCTGACCATCGATCATATGTAATCTGCATCGAAGCGAGCACTGCCAAAGCTGTTACATACATCTGAGCTGGCAGGTATGTCTTTCCCCAGTAAGGTGACTGTGATACATCTGATGCATTGACCGGCTGATTAAGCACGCCGAGAACGACGGCTGCGAAGTATATTGTTGGCGAGTCAGGTATCAATACATGACATTTGGGAGGAAATCCGGGGTACCCGTTCGCCGGCGTTACGCCAGTCGAAGGTAGCAAAGGGGAGGGGACAATGTTCATAACTGCCAGGCGCGAGTTGCCGATGGCATAATTCCAGGTCCACGCGCCCGGTCCTGTGTTGATGGCTTCCTCGCCCATCTGTACTGATGCGTGAGAGAATGCGGATAAGGTGAATGCTGCTGCGTTGTAATCTGCTCGCGAATTTGTTTTCGACACTATGAATTGAATGGCCCTATCATAATCGGCGGTTGTTAGTTCTGGCAACCAGCTCTGAATATATAATAATAAATCATTGGCAATCAGACCGGCCGCTGATGAAAAAACAAGAGGGTCGTTCGGCATGTGCGGCGCTACAACTGCTGGGCCGTAAACCAAACCGGGGTACTTACTTTGACCGACTGCTGTTCGCGCATCAACGGGTACCTGATTCGACTCAACCCGCGATGTAACGACATCGAAGACAGTTCTGCCTGGAAGTCGTAAATATGATTGCAAACACATGAACTCTTCGATCAACACATTCGCACCAGTTCCATCATCTGTCGATATACGTATTCCTTCCAACCCGTCGTTAGGCGTGTATGCCAATAAAAGCATAACAAGAGCTTTGTTATAATCGTCAGCCATTGCTTCGGCTACTTCGGGATTCAGTACCATCAATCCGTCAGATGAAGAGCTCCAAGGGACAGAAGATCCATCGGAATGCAC